AAGTCTGTTGATCTTTGAATAGATCTTGCACCTACAATAGTAATACGATCAGTGCCTGTAGCAGCCGATACTAATGTAACTGATCCTTGACCAGTAGTTCCGCTAATAGTTACAGTGTAGTCTGTTGTTAAAGTAAGAAGTGTGGTATTCTTGTATACTGCGATATCTGTATTTACTAATATAGGAAACGAAAAAGCATAAGGTCCTACACCCGCAGATCCTGTGTAGACTACTCGTCTTGCTACGCTCGTTATTGCATAATCAGCCATAATTTATTTACCTTGTATATATACCAGTTTCTTTTTGAGTGTCTTTTACATCTTCTGCAGCCATTTGTAAGTCTACATCTTCTTTCATTAACCTATCCCATGCCATACTATATGTATCAGATATCTCTTTATTTAAAGCTTTCTGAGCAACAGACATATCCATGCCTTTGATGCTCTTATAAAGCTTACCCAATTTTACTATTCTTTTCTCTAAAGCGCCATCATTTGTTGCAATTTCTATCCATCTATTGTACTGTTCAGCAGATAACATTACACCATCTTTAGACTTTGCTGGTATATATATAGGAACTCCATACTCAAGTAGTGTTGCATATCCTTCAATAGGTTTACCATCTGATGTTTTAAATGGATTAAATGTTTCATAGAAGTTACCTTTGCCAGAAGTCTTTTCATCTCCTGTCAATGGATCTAATGCTGGTGGTAATGCATCACTCATGCGCGGACTACGTGATTTAATGTTAGCTAAAGCTTTCCAATAACCTTCATAGAATGGATTAATATCATCTCTTATTGCTGTATCTTCACGCATGAGATTGGATTTCTCTGGATGTAGATATCTTTCAGCAGTTGCTGATAATGAACTATATGTACCAGTAGATATTTTTCCATCTACCATAATTACTGGAGATCCACCTAAAGCAAACTCTGTAGATTTTTGTGTTACCTTACTTAATATGTCATATAGTTTGCGTTTAGCAGTTACTGAATCACTTGAGAATGTATCATGTAAATCACTGATACCTTGAAGCATATCAAGATTTCCCATATAGTCATAAAGACCCATAGCTCCATTCATAGCTAAAGCATTCAATCCTTCCTCATCTGGATCTTGCATTGAATATTCAGCAGATGTTGCTGACATACCAAGCAATGATGCTAATGGGCCTAATGATTCGTATGAAATGTATACCTTGTCTGCTCCAACACTTACATTAGCTACATCACTAAACATAGCAATATCTTCATCGCTTACATCTGATTTATTAAGTGCAAATGAAAATGGTTGCCATCCAGCTGCTTTTAATGTTTCTAAATCTTTATACCTTGTTGGACCAGATCCTGTTAAGTTTCCACCTAAAGCATACTCATGCATACCATACATAGCCATAGAGCCAAGTGTAATTTTAGCTAATGCTTGATCTGCTTCAATACCTCCAGCTGCAATTGATTTTCTGACTGATGGTAAAATAAAAGCTGCGGGTGTGCGTGATAATGTTTCTTTAACAATATTTGTTGGAGTTCTTACAAATGGTACAAAGAGTTTAAACATAGGAACACCTAAAAACTCTTTATTAAGAACTTGATTAACTGCTCTCATATTGCCTTCAAGTTCAGCAGTAAATGTTACAGTCCTTGCTTGTTTGGTTGCTGCATCATGTAATTCATCTGTTGGATTAGTTAATAGGTCAGCCATATAATTAGTAGATTGTGTGCGTGCTTTATCTATATCTACACCAGATGCAATTAATTCATCAAATTTTCTATTGCCTTCACGTCTTGTTAATGCTGCTAGTTCACTTCGATAACCAATAGCTTTGAAGAACTCATCTTCTGCCATAAGTGTTCTACCTGGTATAGTTACAAAATTACCATAGTATTTAATAGCTTCTGACATACCTTTACCAAACATACTATCGCCAAAATTAAGACTAAAATCATCACGACCAATCTTAGTCATTTCTAATTTGGTAGTTGGATCAGTAGGCATATTAGTTTTAAACGCCTTACCAGCTAACCTAAATGCATCTTTAGATGCTGTGGCCATAGCTTGCGCTTGATCCATGACTTCATTCATTTGAATATAATCTTTACTTCCAGTAAGTACTGATCTACCTTTACCTAATGTAGCAGCTACTAATCTTTCTGGAGTTTGCCATGCACCAAATAATGCGTTACCAGCAATATTTTTAGCATGTGTAATGGGAGATGATAATAAACCATTTACCCATGTGGCATACCATATGTCTTTTACATTACTATATAATGTTTTTTCTGCAAGGAATGATCTATCCATGCCAGAATTTAATGCAATATAATGATTACCAAGATCATCAATATTATCTAAGCCACCAGCGCTTTCTAATACTTTATCAAGCATCTCTGTTCTCTTAGTACTGATAGTTGATTCTTGATATGCTTGTCTTAAAATACCAAATGTTCTAGCTACATCTCTACGTTTTCCAACAGCACCCTTCATGAAGTTACCTTCCATGTTAATGCCTAGTGAGAATTGAGCAGCCAAGTCTTTTGTTTCAAGACTTAATGGGTCTATAGCTTTAGCAGCTACATATTTTTGCCATAACTCTACATTCTTATCTTGAATACTTCGAGCTACATATGGAAGCATTGCAAATTGTTTTGGATCTGCAATTGTTTTAGCATTAGTATTTACAACATAATCAAGAAATTTCTCATCGTAAATTCCATCTTTCTTAATATTTGCAATAATGTCGTTATATGACATTTTGTCGTATTTAGCTAAATCATATGTATCAGTAATAGATTTACCAAGATTATTAAAATCTAAAGATGCAGATGGATCATAAAGCAATTTATCAATCTCAGCTTTAGGATCTGGCTTAGCCATTTGTTTCATGACTGTTTCTGTTGTTGATTGTCCAGCTTCTGGTATAACAGTAAACTTACCTTTTTTTTGAATAGCCTTACCAGGAATTGCTAATGGCTGATCTATCTCATTTACAAGCTCTTTAGATGTTTTAGTAATTATCTTCTTAACAATATCTAATGGTTTTTTAAGATTAATAGCAACATCTATTTTTTCTCCTGTAAATGTTGGATCTGTTTGATCTGGCAAGATGCTTGTTTCATCTTTCATCAAATCGCCTTCTGTTGTATATGGAACAGCATCAGATAGTACAGTATCTACATTTTCATTAGGGTCAATTTGTCTAGTAGTTTGATCTAAATCAGCATTAACACTATCTAATGCATCAAGTCTTTTGTCTAGTGATCTATTGTCAATTGTCATTTAAGAACCTTTGTAATTTTCTTTACGCCTTTAACTACATTTTTTGTAGCATATGTTGCTAGTCCAGATGGAGCAAGAAGCTCACCAGTTGATTCTGCTGCTGTTGCTTTTGTTTGCAATTGAGGTACTAATTCATTAATAAACTTTTTAACATCTTCTGTTGTAGGTAATACAGTAGATGACTCCATTCCTCGTGTAAATTCATCAAGTTTATTTTTACCTTCTGGAGTATTAGAAGCATAATAAATACCCTTAATAATTGATATTAAATCTCCAGGAGTTCCTACTGCTCCTTCTATAGCACCTTTTCCTAATGCATATAAAGATTGAGCTGGCATTTTTTCAATGTCAGATACAACTGAACTAACACCTTCTGTAACTAATTGAGACACTATATCAGGAGATGGCAATGCTTCTGGTCTTTGCATAGTTTCTTCTTCTGGAAGATATGTATTTAACTTATACTGTCTAAATTTTTCATCTAAATTCATTAGTAATTTGCCTTATTCTTTTGTTGCATTTTATAAGTATCAATACCTCTTAATGCTCTTTTAATCATTTGTCTATCTTTTTTAGGTATTTTCTTAAATGTACTATCAACATCTTTAGCTTCATAAGCATCTTCACTATATTGAAAATTATATGTTTGAGACATTTTGAGTAAGTCTGCTTTAGATTGGTTATATTCAGCTGTGGCATTATCATCTGCAATTGCCATAGTATTCTTTTTAGCTAATTCAGATAGATTAAATGGCACACCCTTTGCTCTTAATTCATTAGCTTCTTTTGTAGTAGAAGCAATGCCTTTGGCAACAAGAGCATCTTTTTCAGGTTTTAACAATAGCATTTGATCATTTGTAATTTGTAAAGTTGTGAGTACTGCTTGTTTAATATCACGATCATTGTCTGTTCTTGTAAAGTACTTATCTTTAAGTGCAAGTCCTTGCTTGTATGTAATGCGATGTGCTTTAGTAGCAGCATCAATTTCACCAATACTTAATGAATCAACATTTACTCTATTAATCATCTTGCTATAGATTTCAAGATTTCCTGGCGTTTCATCTTGTGATGAAATAATAGCCTTATATTCATCATTGCTATAAGGAATTTCTTTGGCATCTAATGCTTTAATAGTTTCATCTGGACCAATCTTTCCATTATAGAAATCTCTCATAATAAGTCTAAAGTCATCTTCTTTTAACTTTTTATTAAGCTTTTCATTTGCCTCAATCAGACCAGATTGTTTTGCTGCTTTTTCAGTCTTACGCTTAATGACTTCCATCCACTCATCTTCTGGAACATATTTTTGTAAGAATGATGTGTAGTCACCAGCTAGGCCTTCTGAAATCTTAATAGCTGCTTCACCAGCAGTGCCAGCAAATGTCCTATCTTTTAATGCATAATCACCAATTTTATCCATGATTGCATTCTTAATAACTTTGTCCATCTCTTTTGTATATTCTGGTATTTTAGCTGGATCTATATTCATCATCATTTCTTTAAGTGTTTTTTTATCAAGAGACAATGCTAAGTCAAATTCTTCAAATGTTGGATATGCTTCTAATAAAGCTGGAATATTGCTTTTAAGTGTTTTTAATTGCTCATCTACTTTGACAATGTTTTCTGCCTTAACAAGACCTTCTACTCTATCTAAAGCAGATTTATAAACAGCATGGCCTAATACAGTAACAGACTGTCTATATTTTAATGATTCTTCTGGGCCAACTTGAGCTAATACTTTTGAATGTCCATTAATAATAGCATCTAAATTAGATCTAATATTTGGCATATCTAACTGAGAAATATCTGTGGTATTAATACCAGCCATCATTCGACTAAACTCATCACGAGCTTGACCTTCAAGATCAGTTCTTAATGCTGATGCTTGAGCTGCTCTTGCTGCTTCACCAAAGACTGTATAATCTTCTGAGAAGATATCTCTAATATCTTTGCCTTGTGCTTGTGCTTCTGAAATTTGTGTTAATGAAGGTGGATTGGCAACGCCATATTCTAAGCCAGCTTTCTTAGCTTTTTCAGATTGAGACTTAAATGCAAATTCAGATATTCTATTTAAACCAGCTTCTGTAGATTTAGAAAACTTAATAGTCTCTTTAAGATTAGCAAAATCAAATGGCTGAGTATTCTCTAGCTGAATATTTTGTCTTTGGTATCTTGGATTATCTGCCATATTTATCTCTTATGCTTTAGGTGCTGGGGCTGGGGCTGGAGCTGATGTTTTATATACTTTGCTAAGTTCATATCCTCCAGTTGCAATTTTTGTAGCTGCATCTAATATGCCGCCACGTGTTGCTATATCTGCTGAATTGCCATAAATTTCTGATTGAGCATTTCCAGATAATAATGCATTAGCTGCATTACTTAAATCTGTAGAAAAATCTCTACCAGCTTCTCTAGTATTAACTGATACCATCAATTTAGATGATCCTTCTAATCCTTGTATACCACCAGCAAATCCACGAGCTACTGTTGCAGCATTGTTAGCATTGAGTTTGCGTAATGTTTCATTAGCTCTTTCTTCATATGCTAATGCCTTGCGAGCAGAATCTGCTTGTACTTGCATAGCCTGTAGTTTGTACATGGCTGCTTGATTCTTTGCCTGAGACATTGATTGAGATGCGCTCATTGCGGTTGAAGCTACTGATAATGCTATTTGCCAAGACATAATTATGTTCCTTGATGGACTCCAACTTTATATTCTAAACCTAATACTGTTAATTTCAATGGCGCACTTTGAGTAATTGTAATCTTTGCTTCATTGCTATAGCCTAAAATACCATGCAATACTTTAGTTCCTGTAAAATCTGGTACATCTGCATCTAATGTAGAAGCTGTATCAAATGATCTAAATGGAACTTCAATGCCATTAATCACCATGTTTTGTGTTTCTAATACAAGAGCATTAACTTCAACAATACGCTTTTTAAAGCCTAAACGTGTTCCTGTTTGAATCTTTAAGTCTATAGGCATTGTAGTCGCTTGTACGCTAATTGGCAATCCTAATTCATAACTTGCAGTCGAGGCTCTAGCAAATGTTACAGTACCTCCACCAGGTACAGTTTGGTTAGCTTGCACAATACCATCTAATAATATGTTTACTTCCTTGCCTACTAGATGAGACATAGATGCTGTAGATGCTATACCACCAGTTACAGCACTATCTGTTAATAATGTTCCATCAAATCTTTCTACATAATACTGATCCGTACCACTAATCGTACGCTTAACTACTGTATAGATTGTAGTAATATCCACACCTACATCTATAAATGATCCATTGCCTGTAATAAACTCTGATGGTGCAATTACATTTTGTGAGCGCATAATGGAATAAGCTGCAATACTTCCATCCGTACTGTTAGTAATTAATAGTAAATCATTTTCATCAGTATTTACTGCACGTCTTAAAGCCATACGTGTTGGACTCTTTAATAAATGTCCAGATAATAGAGATATCTTAGATGTAAGATAAGTTAGTTGTGTATCAGAGTATGCAATTTCACTTAGGATCTTACCTTGGCGTTGAATAAACAATACGCCTGATTCTAATTGTTGTACTCGTATACCTTGTTTACTACCAGCACGACCAGTGGTAGACACAAAAAATGATGTTGGAGTGATAGGATCTAGTCCTTGTTGAGGTACATAGAACTCACCGCCTGTAGTAAAGATCATTAGGTCTCGACCAGAGATAATGTCTGTAATGGCGTTAAATGTATTGGTATCTAATGTTGCTTCTACTGCATCATCATCTAATCCTTCGGTAGCTTCAAAGTCAAAGAATATACCTACCTTTGAACCCCATACTGTAGATGGTCGAGATTTAGATCCACCAAAATATAAACGACCTTGATGGAATGTAACTGTTCTAGGCCATCCTTTTGTTGATGACCATACATCTTCATAGCCAGATTCAACTTCCCAACTTCCATTAGCAATGGCTGATGTATTAAAAAATGGAAATTCAGTAATAGCATTAACTACTGTAGTACTTGTATATTGAACTATTTTTGCACGACCTTGTGGTATGACATTAATATATTGACCCACAGATGCAGCGCTAAACACCGCAGATGATGCAGTAAGTGTTACTTTACCAGTTACAGCAGATGGTGTTAATGTACCAGCTGGATTAGTATATGCAATGGTATATGCATATTTAGGTATAGTATCAAAGCTAATAGCAGATGCTGTCCATGTAGCATCGTTTGCTCCACGTACAATCTTAACTGGTGCAGTATCTTCTTGTACTACAATTAAAGTATCAGCAGATTGTGTCCAGCACATTGTACCTAGTTTAGCTGATGTAAGACCTACGCCTGATGTAGATAGGTATGGATTGCCAGTACCATTAATATTGGTAATTAATGCGCCATTTTTAAATATGTACATGCGGTTATGCGTAAAGCAAAGCATGTAACTATCTGAAGTAGAAAATTCAAAGGACACTAATCTAACGCCATTAGCAGCAGATTCTGTTCCTGAGTTTGGAAGTGCAGTTATGTAGCGTAATCCATGTCTACGAGTAATGCCACCTTGTGGCTGACATGTAACATTTTGTGCAGTCTCTAAACCATTCTCATATGATTTAATATCTATACGTGAACGAAGTAATGGGTCTATTTCACCAGCAGTAAAGTTTGTTTGTATATTAACAAAACGAGCCATTAATATCTCACATTAATAAGAGAGAAGTCTTGTATAGCGTTTACTGGCTGTCCTTGTCCATCAATATTCATAGCTTGTCTCATGTAACCTCCACGACCATTTTCTCCTGGAGTACCTACTGCAATTGATTGCCAATATGAAGCTTTTTCAGTTTGGTCAGTAATAGGCACAGATAAATGCCATGCTAATAAATATTTAAGTAATTGAATAAAATATATAGGCATGACTGATTCTGGAACAGCATATTGATAATCTACCCATACTTCTTCATAGTTAGTTAAAACTTTATCGCCCATGATTTTATAATCATTTCTAACAGGCGATCCTATTTCGTTAGCATCATAGACTGCTCTAGGTGAGATTAAACGATCAGAGGGTAGTTGATATTCGTATTTGTATTCGGTAACTGGTATAGTGACCAGTCTAGCACATTGAACTTTCTTGAATGAAAAAGACCATGGATATGTTGATAATGCTTGGTCTCTAATGTCTGGGTATAGTCTATCGCATATAGACGCCTCATCTGTACCTTCGGTAAAAGACGCAATAGGTTTAGCACCTAACATCAATAGTGAATCAGAACAAACTGATAATGCTGAATCTCCAGCTGCCATACTCTATCTCCAAATGTAAGAATAAGGCGAGTGCAAAACACCCGCCCTACCCAAGTTACTTACTACGATACAGTTTTTTAATCTGTATTTGTTACTGTTAATGCTGTTGTATCAGATACATCTACAACTCCAGCAGCTGAAACAGACATTACAACGTGCTGACCAGCTGTTGAAACTGAACCAG